TAAATACATTAATCTCAGTATACAATGTTACAATTATAAAATATAGTAATGTAATTGATAATGAATTTAATTTATTAATAGAACAAAATTACGATAAATTTGATATTGCTACCGGATTAAGACTAGAAAACAGAGATAAACTATTTATATACGCATTTGAACGATATTATGTGTTGCATAAACTTATGATATTATATGATATAAAGAATGTATTTTTTATGGAATTAGACAATCTTATTTATGATGATCCACGTAAATGGTTAGATTCATTTTCTAAAAAAGACTTCGCATTTATGATAGATGACTTTGATAGAGGAGCCTCTGGAATAGCATATATTAAGAATACTGATATATTATCTAATTTCTTAGAATTCTGTACTTATTACATTAAATCTGCTGTGCCTAGATCTAAGAGATCTACAATATTAAATGAAATGGAAGCTCTAGATAAATTCTATAAAATAAATCTCAAGACCGTTCAAATCTTACCGACCCATTGGCCAGATATAACGCTCCCATCGGTATTATCTGAATCATTTGAACACTATAATTCTATTTTTGATGCTGCAGCACTGGGTATATATTTTGGAGGACTACATCCATATCATACCAAAGGAGATATAATTAAACACGTCAAAAATCCAATGTCAATAATTGACCCTACACGTTATAAGTATGAATGGAGAGAAGACAACAAGGGTCGTAAGATACCATATGTTTCTAACGGAAACATGTGGTTACGTATTAATAATCTCCATATTCATACAAAGAAACTAAGAGAATTTATATCATTTGAAGTGCTTACATAACATCTTATATTTATCTAATTTTACACAGTGTGTATTGTACATATTATCATGTACACTAGACAGTGCCGCTATACGTCCATAATTACTACAATCTGATATATATAGACGATCTGTTTTCTGAGATAAAATATAATTATCTACAAATATTTTTGATAGATCACCAGATGGTTGGCGATCCATGTGTTTAATTTGTTCATCAATATACAGCACTTTATCTTTATTCCATACATTTACAGCAAGATTATTTATATTAGAATAATCACTTGTAATAAAGACATTATAATCGGTGTAAACAAGTTCTATATGGTCCTTAATCTTTGATAATAAAATAGGCAATGTCTCATCTGGAGAATCAATGACTTTATATGAATTCCAGAATGTATTAATATAAATATCTCCTGTACGTATCTGAATTCCTATGATCGGTAAAGGGCTATCAGAAATACAGTTATTTATTTTATTAATAAGTAATTCTGTTGGAATTAAAATATCTTTATAAAGAGTTTTATAAGTTCTGTAAATATCTTCTTCAAACGAACGATGTGCGAACTCTGGGAATCTATATAAATAATTAGATATTTCACGATTTACATAAAGTTTATTATGTTGCGTATTTAATAATACAGAGGGTGAGACATTTGGACAATGAAGTAAATCATTTGGTGAATACTTATCAATAAAACATATAGTATTTTTTATAACACCGGATGAATCACATAATTCATAATCGTATTTTGAATAGTTAAAATACGGTCGTATGTTTTCTTTTGTCCAATTTATCTTAAATTCCTGGCCTAAGACTTCAGCAATTAATTTACAAGAAATTATACCAACAATTCGATCACCATATCCACCCGTAAGACCAACTTCACTGTCAAATCCAATAATAATCATACTCTATATATTTAGAATCATTTTATTAAGTGGCTAAAGACGTACCGTGTGCTGTAAAGCGCTTAAACTTATTTTACCTTTTCACTATAGAAATGGTTGGCCTTTTTGCTGTTGCTATGATCCTAAGTTATACGACTGCTTCTGTATTAGATTGCTCTCCAGCAAATTCAGTATTTAAGCTTACATCAATGTCCTTTTTACCAGATCCTGTTATCCCTGGTCAGAATTCAACTCTCTTATTATCTATGAATGTTCCTGAACAAGTCAATGCTGGTATAGCTAAATATACATTTACATACAATTTTCTTCCGTTTTCTCCTGTAACAGATAATCTGTGTAATGTTGTTTCTTGCCCGATTGTCCCTGGATCTCTCTCTACAACATCATCGTATCCAATTGACTCAGCACTTAGTGGAAGTATTCAGATTAAGCTTTCCTGGAAGGATAATTCTAGCCGCGATTTAATATGTGTAAATATACGTACGACAGTGGGCTCAGCAGCAAAGCAGCTTATGTCATATTCATCTATCCCGGTGTTAAACGGTCCAATGTGTCCTGTATATCAAAATATGTCATATAAGACTGTACTAAAGAGTTATATAAAGAAGGTAAAAAAGAATCTTAAAAATACTACAACAACTATGAAGGCTAAAAGCACAAAGGTGTCAAAGTTACGTGGAAATGCGTAGCAATTAAATTAAGTACCGTGGAGTACTTAATTTAAGTACTCCTAAGTGGTGCCACCAAGTAACGAAATAGCACACTTAATAGTGCTACGCACTACACTCGCGAAGCGAGTGTTGACATTAAGAGTTCTTGTCACCGAATTGCTTTGCAATTCGGAATTCGGTACTTGGCGGTACTCCACGGTACTCCATTGTAAGCCTAAACGTATTTATAAGAATCATATATAGAATGTATTATACGAGATACGAGGATGCTGTAAGAGCTAATTACACTGATGCAACGAAGGTGGATATTCATTTGATTGATCATCCAGGTTCATATAACCGTATTTTATATAATGGCCGACTTATCGAATATACAGGATTTGGTCGGATGAAGTCTCCAGGTCATCCATCGGCACACCAGGATTCTAAGAAACAAGATAAATTCTTGGATCTTTACCGGCAACAGGGAAGTGTTCCTATTTTTCATACAGAATCATCAGGTGTTATTAAATTCCTGGGGAATTATAAAATAAAATCTCTCAGAAAAAAACTATCTTTTGAGGGATTTCAATATTATGAATATATATTCGCTCGGATTTCAATTAATACATATTTTTTAAAATGACAATAATTACACTTTAATATTTGTAAAAAGAATATATGAAAGAGCATACGATGTTACAAGACCAAGAGATATCGTATAATGGAAATCCTGGTTCTTCAAGAATGCTGCCAATCCAATCGATCCTGCTACCATTGCCGCATCACCTGCGATAATGACAGGACCGTGTTCAATGTACTTCTTAAAGACATCAATCATACTATTGTGACCCTGTGGAATTGGCTTGATTATACCAAAGGCAAAGATAAGATCATGAATAATCTGTATGAGTATAGCGAGTCCAAGGAAATACCAGATGGACCATCCTTCTTCTTCCATAAAAAAGATAGTGTAGATATAGCGTGTTATAGCAATAACTATGGCAATAATAAGAACATCACTCATACTTGCGGCTAATCCGAATTCATCATACCATTGATTTAAGGGTTTTCCAAAGTATTGGGGAAGAAAGCGTGCGAGAAACATTACAAGAGTATCAACAACTAAGATCGCAGGAAGAATAAACCACCAGTCCTCAATGGCCTTATAGTTTCCAATATTTGCTACATGTACATCATTCATTCTATGAGAGGCGTGAAATTTTATTTGAGCCCTAGGTATCTGAGCCCTAGGTATCTGAGCCGTAGATATTTAAATATCAACCCTGATCAAAAAATTGATGACTTGCGCGTATGTATATAATTTACACTAAATGGTAATACAAATGTGTTTAAATGAATTTAACAATGAAGTATATACTTGTTGTTCGACAAGCATCGAATTTCGTCTTATATTTTCATTAATTATAATAATCACAATCCCATTCTCTATCTATGGATGGTTATGTACTTTACAAGTCATTCCAAATAACATGGGATTCTGTAATGAATCATTTACAATTGCAGTTTGTACAGAACTTATGCTTCTAGTATTCTTTATAGCCCCTATAATCGTTGGAACTATACTTAATTGTATATGCCCATTGAAGTCACAAGACGTATATGAAGATGTTCATAGTATACAGAATTCAGCGCGTGTATCTAGTTCGCAAAAACAATTACAAATCAAGATACATAATTCACCACGTATATCTGGTTCATCAAAAGTAATACCAATAGAAATCAAGATACCTAATTCCCCAAAGATGTCTATACCTAATCACGCATATAATTCATTCAACCAATTATATAAAATACAGGAAAAAAGAAAGAGTAAATCACCAACTAGAAGACTAAGCGTATAAACACCGGGATAAAAGATTAGTCAGAATGTCCTGGTATGTTTATTTATTATCTACAGTTGTAGAGCCTACAAAGACATATGTAGGCGCAACAATTGATGTGGATCGTCGTCTCCAGCAACATAATGGATTAATGTCAGGTGGAGCTAAAGCAACTTCCAGAGTCCCTGGAGGGTGGTATAGAGTTTGCTATATCAAGGGATTCGAGTCAAAGCGTGAAGCACTCCGCTTTGAATGGTGGTGGAAACGGCGATCCGCTAAGCTACCAGGATCTCCTCTAGAGAGACGACAAACAGCTCTAGAACAAATGATTTCAGAGGCCGTTGGCCTCGAGGTGATTTTTGAGTAGTTTTTTAGTACTTAATTTAAGTACTCCGCGGTATAAAAATTGAAAATCATAATTAATTTATTTAAACTTATTCCACTATGTTAAAATCTAATCCGCTTATCCGTTTTGATGGCACCAAACTTGTTCTTGTAGAAAACAATTTGCCTTCTAATCCTGTTAAGATTCTCTCTATTATTGGAAAGGCTCGTATGGGAAAATCCAGTTTCTTGAATGCTTTTATAAGTAAATATGCTCGTAAGAATACCACCATATTTACTACTCAAGACGGAGATGACCACTGCACTCTAGGAATTGATTATTATTACATTGAAGAATACAATCTTCTTCTCTTAGACAGTCAAGGCCTAGCACACGAAAATGCGTGCCACGATCCATCACTTCTTCTATTCATTTATCTTATATCAAACATTATCATATTTAATGAATCAACAATGTTACAGAATTCAGCCCTCAAATTAATCGAGCCGATTTGTACTTTCACTCAGTATTTAGATATGGATAATTGTGAGAAGCCTTCTCTAATCTTTCGTATCTCTGATGCTAAGAGAGGCTCTGATATCAATAAGACTCTTGAAAAGCTAATGGCACATCACGATGATCAGTATAATTCTATTCGTGAATCAGTAGAAAATGTCTTTGCTCAGCCAGTAAAGATTATTAAAACCGAATATCCACAGCCAGCGGAAGATTCTCTCCTGTCATCAAATGATTATATGGGACTTCTTTCAGTAAAAGAAAATGGATTTGATAATGCCATTTGTAGCATCATTGCTGATATATCTACGGCAATTCCACGTGCGAATATGCTAGACAATATCTCAAGATACATTGATAATATTAATAACAATGAACAGATTAACATCAATAAGCTCGATATAGTCTCTTTGACGCATAATAACGATATTCTCTCCTGGCTCAACAAGGTTCCTGCAGAGCTAAAGGCCGAGATTGAGGTCGATGGCACTCAGGAAATCTATGAGAAGAATGTTGTTAGTCGACAGGCACTTGTAAAGAAGATCAAGACTGACTTTACAAAGCGTTTTAAGAATATTACGGAAACAATTAAGAAGGAGCATAAGTCAAAACTAGATGCCGATCTGGATGGACCAGTCGAGCGAGCAAAGGTAAACTCAGATAAGAAGGCCAGGGAGTATTTGACAAAATGTGGATTAGATTCTCTGATGACTGCTAAACTGATTGGGATAATTGATGATGCTGGTATCACGAGTTCTACTGCCAATTTACTAACGAGCTATCTTGGAGCATACGAGCGTTTTCAGAAGGCAATACAACATCTGTATGAACCAATTCGAGCAGTATACACCAGAATAATTAACAGTATGTATGAAGAAGTCATTAAGAATCTTGACAAAGCGCGGGAGATTTCACGCGAACAGAGAGTACTAGTTCAAGTTAAGTGTAAACATATACTGGAGACGTTTGATGGGTGGTTGATAGATGAAATTAATCGACGAGATAATTCTATCATATACGAAAAGAATTCTGATATTTATAATAAGTATCGCAAGGAAAAGATTAGTGAAGTGAAAGAATTTATTAGTTCTAACGTAAAAAGGCAGGCTATTCTTATGAATATTATCAATGGAAATAAACTTGAGGCGAGTCTGATAGATTCTTCTAATACGACTATAAACACCAAATATGAACTGATTGCCGATATTTATTCAGAGTTTGTTCGTGAATTAAATACCTATCCATTTGATGATAGTGTCGTTCATTCATTCTTAATTGAAAAGAAGGAGGAAATATTAAAAAATACTCTGCTTATGAATACTATTATGGCAAATAAGATATATCTTATTAATCCTGAAATTAAGTTTGTCTATGATTCTATTCTTCTACGCACCTGTATTCTAGATGCCAATAGGAGTTCAAAGATAGACATCCCCTTTATGACTCTGAGCACATGGATATCTGTCTATGAACCACTGTATAAAAAGGCGACGGATAATCTTATCGCAGATGGATTGATACATGAGAACAAGACCTTTCGTGAATTCATTGTTGAAACTCCTGAAGAGTCTCTTAATGTAATTAAGGTTGGGACAAATCCATCCACGATGTATGAAAAGAATGTGTGTGATATGATTGTCCAAGAAATGAAAAAAGTCTTCTGTAGGATGACTGTAAGTGGAACATTGTTTCCTATTGAGATGGAATTTAACGAGTGATGGTAATATTTGACCTAAGTGCTGAGGTGTTCTGAATTCCCGAACCGCGAATATCAAGCGACGTAAGCTTTTTTAATTGTGTAAAAGGGGTAATATTTGTTACCCCCCTACAGTTGAATAAGACGGCAGTTTCAAGATTTGATAGATTCTTAATCCACTCTAAGTCTGTAAGATCAGATGATGGATTAGATAAGACAATTTGTAGATGTTTCAATGACGTCATTTCACCTATCGGCGAGAAATCTTTAAGATTTGTTGGGTTTACTATACGCAATGTCTCACATTTTTTAAGATATTTTAGAGGAGTAATCGTTTTAAAGGAGTGAACATAATATTTAAGTTGTGGCAGCATATCTGATAAATAGTTATACTGTGCGCTATACTGTTGGCTGTTTAAGGGATCAGAAGTATTTAGTAAACCCAGGCCAAGTGTGAGAACATCTTCAGAAATTGAGAAGGGACATCCAGATATATTAATATACCCCGCTGATTTTTCTTTCTGGGACTCTAAGTCTTGTTTTAACAGAGAGACTTGCTGCCTTTGTTCAGAAAGTTCCTTCTTAAGAGGAGCAAGTTCAGCCAACCCTCGTTCAAGTAAGGCAATTTTCTTAGAAACAAGTTCTATATCGGCATTTGCCGTCTCTTTTTTAATTGCCGGCAAGAGAAACTCTATATTTAATTGCTTACAGTGTTCGTCTGGGGCGTATTCGACTGTGAAAGAGAGTTGTTTAGGGGTTGTCTTAAACTCTGAAATCTCGTAAACTTCAGATTTTAACGCATCTTTCAGAACACTTATCGCAAATTCTAAACCACCGAGAATCTGATAGTCTACAAAATCTCGCTCTGTTAGAATAGTTTGCCAAAGGCGCATTGTATCTATGTCTGTAAATCTTATAATAACATCACTTGGGTTGTGAACAATGCGCACAGAAAAGTTTTTATAGTCTATCTCCATTGTGTAAATCTTTACTACGAAATAAAGTTCAATTTTTATATATACCACATACCTTTCAATTTCATATTATACTCTTTTTCGCTACCAATCATACAATTGAAATGAATTAAGCTTGCTGTCTCAGGTAGTACAAGAGTCGCAGTTGTGTTTAAATTAGGATATACACCATTTAGAAATATATGTTTATGAATTGATATACGTCTTATATTTAGTTTATTTATACGTTCCATCATATAATGCTGATCACTCATATTATTTACGATATCATCTGAACAATACTCAAATATCTCATTCATTATAGTAAAGGTGCGAAATGCAATTACACCTGTACAGATATTTGGACATCGACTCTTGTTAGAACATAACTGTATATTTTCATCACATTGATGAAACACATCTACATCTCGGTACTCCGACATAATATCCAGAATAATTTGCGTGGGATCTTTTAATACTATAATATCAGTATCAATATATCCAAATACAGGAATACTATACTGCTTACAGAGATTCTGGGTATATTTTAGAGCGTCGAGTTTCGAGAACACCAGGCTTTTATACGAAAGCATACCCCAATGAGTTAATGATGGATCCAGAAGTCCCTTAATAAAATATGATGCATCTAAACAAACTATATTCTTATATCCATCTAAATCGCTCGCAATGTCTTTATCCAAGCAATAGATAATAAGAGTAAACGAAACATTATTTATCTCCATTGATTTCAGAAAATTACGTGTGTAATTTACATATCCACGATTTATAATAGTAATCCAAACAGATTGTGATCCTTCTATTGATTTAAAATATGTATGTGGTGTTTCAAATACCATATATATATTTATTCGACATGTGTTTAAACTAATATTGATTTTAACAATAGAATTTTAAATAAGAATTTATTTAAGTACACTATGGTATATTCTTTAATAAATGTTTAGACAGAGCCATAGTGCGTGTAGCAGCACGGTTACACATATTCGCTTTTGTAAATGCTGAGACATCTGAACCAAGAACTGGAGTATATACACTATTTGCCATCGTAATGAGATAGCCACCCTTATCAGCTGTCATTGGTGCCTTGAGTGTATTATTATGATTATAAGGCCCAAGCTTCGCCTGAGGATCGGCCCAAGCAGGAAGAACCCAATCGCTTAAACCGACAGTTGGAAGCCCTCTTGGCTTAACTGCGACAATATTGCCTTCTACTGGATCACACACTTCGGCAGCAATTAATGTATATCCATCCGCACACCCCCACCAGACATTTGCACGTAAATCTGCGATAATCTCAAATACCACGTGTGAAACTGAAGCAGCAACGGTGGGTACAGCAGGATTCGCGTTATATAAGATTACACCACCGTATTGAAGAATACTCTTTACGAATACTTTTGCGTATGATATACCATTCGATTCATTGTTATATCCGAAAGCCCCATTGGCATCAGATGTATCAAGAACAAGGCATTGTAGCGGTATTGTTGTAGATGCTCCCCTCTTCACATATGTCGCAACAACTGGAGGAATATTCCAGTCATTACAGAATATCGGTAACATTGAATTTAAGGCAGCCACTATTGTGGCACCATCTGTATCATTCATAAGTGATGACTTATTTACAAGAGCAATCATATTATAAGGAGCAATTCCAGCAGTGGGCATAGTATATAAATATATAATATAGAATAATCTAGACATGCATTAATGATACCGTATCGCCAAGTATTAAATTCGGTACTTGGCGGTACTCCGCGGTATAGGTCTAAAGCTAATTAAATGTGTATTGCTAGAATGTCTAAATATCCGACAGTACTATTCTTTCGATATGATAAATATAATTTTATTGATACGTTTTTATTTAATTCAAGAGACAAGATTAATTGCGATATAAAAATAATAGATAAGAAGGATGGACTTATTAATTTGTTTGATCCAAATTATATGATTCTTACGACATTTGGCCCGGACGAGAAGGAATATCATAAGGATGTTTTCGAGGTCATTGCGGGACGTATGACCAGTCGGTGGATTCATTATAAAGAAATCACTGATTCAGTTGAATTTTCTCGTGGTGTAAATTTCTGTTTTATTAATAATATTATCAGTGATAGGGTTCAATCACGACCAACGTTTTCAGTCTTTACGACTTGCTATAATTCCTATGAAAAGATTAAGCGACCTCTGAATAGTTTACTAAATCAGACGCTTATCGACTGGGAGTGGGTCATTCTAGATGACTCACCTGACGACAAGCATTTTAGCTTCTTGAAACAACTGTTTAATGGAAATAAGAAAATTCGCCTATATAAGAGGTCTGAAAATAGTGGAAACATTGGTAATGTAAAGAACGAGGCTGTATCTCTTTGTAGAGGTAAATATGTTCTTGAGCTTGATCACGATGACGACATTATTCCGAGCCTTCTTAAGACAGCCACAGATGCCTTCGAGAAATATCCAGAGGCCGGTTTTGCGTATACAGACTTTATCAATTTATATGAAACCGGTGAGAATTACTGGTACGGAGACTTCTTCGCTCTCGGATACGGGGGGTATTATAACACCAAATATAATGGAAAATGGGTTAATGTCTATACAACACCGCAGGTCAATAATATCACCTTGAGCCACTTGGTCTCTCTTCCAAATCACGCGAGAATGTGGCGACGCACAACACTAATGGAACTCGGGAATTACTCGGAATTTCTACCCATCAACGATGACCAGGAAATCTTAATGCGCACGTGTATGGGTACAAAGATGATTAAGATTCCGATTATGGGATATGTCCAGTATATGAATCACGGAAACAATAATTTCAGCTTAATCCGCAATTCTGAGATTAATCGCATCGGCCCACTTCACCTGGTTCCTCAATATTACTCGAAGTATAATGTCCATCAAAAAATGAAGGAGATGGGGGCATACGACGATGAAAAATATATGATTCACCGTGAACGTGTATGGCTACGAGATGACTTTGTGCCACAGTATTGGAATCATATATATCAACCTGATTTTGATCTTCAGATATGTATTGTGGGTCGCAATGTGTTTCAGGCAAAACTCGATGACATTAAGACATTGTATATGAATCCACGTATCGATTTCTTTTTGATCGATGATTCCGGTGATCGTGATGGGCTTTGTAAGTTTTTGGATAATCAGGGCTTTGGTCGTATGCGTTGCTATACCATCAAGGACTTGACGAAGGATCAGATGATTAAGTATTTTAATTATATTTTTAAGACGGCTGCAAATTCTGTGGTCTTTGATTCAGTATAAAGATTATTATTATAGATTTAAAGTAGAATAATGTATGATATTACAATTGTATATAAAACATATGGAGCTGACTTACCGTGGATTAAATATAGTTTATTAAGTATAAATAAGTTTGTTAGTAATTATGATAGTATAATCATATATTGTCACGATCAAGCAATTAATCAGCTAGATTTAATTTTAAAAGAAATAAATATGATAAATATCAGGGTAATACCAGTAACATATGATTTCCACGGGTATATAAAAGCCGGTGTTGTAAAGTGTTTATCTTATAAGGATGTAACTACAAAGTATATTATTATAATTGATTCTGATAATATTTTTACTGATTATCTTAATTTAAATAAGTTAATACGCGATGACGGAAAAATAGAATGGACGTATTCTGAAAAAACAATTGATTCAAGTGGTCCAGAATGGACTGTCTGGAAAAAAGCGTATGAGGACATGACAAAAACAATACAAAATGTTCATTATATGGCAAATGGCTTTCCGTTTGTCTTTACAAGAAATTCTCTAGAAGAAGCTGAACATAAATTTAAATATATCCATAATATGGATTATTCTGAATTTTGTAGTAAAAGACTCTCTTTATTTGATGTTAAAATAAGTGATAATATAAGAGATAAATTTCCATTATTGGCAAATAGTTTTAATGAATTTGAATGGTTAGGATATTATTGTAAGAATTTTTCATCAGATTATATTTTTTCAAATAATATTAGTAGCAGAAGAAAAGAAGTATCGGGTAAATTAATACAATATTGGTCTCACGGTGGAATAGATGCAGTAATTGGAGAAATTGAACAAATTCTATCTAAGACAAACGAATAAGCGGCACATTATATATTGCTGAAGCCATCGTACTAAATGTTGACCCCCACTCATATACCGATAATGAAAAAATCGTTTTTGATCTTGACATCAAAAAGAATTCTATCACGGTTCCTTCTAGATCGTTATTTGCCTTGCCCGAGTGTTCTACTTGATACCCTGAAATATAAAATCCATAGAGTTTATGTAATTCTTCTCTAATCTGAATTGAATCAGATATAACAATTACAGGTAAAGACTGTAGTACACTTAGGTTCGATTCAACGATTGAATAAAAATTATGATTTACATTATTATTACCATTGATTAATGTATCATCGCCTGAACGAATGTGTAAGATATTATATCCTTCTATATATGTATCTACTATCGCATCAACCTTACTTTTTATACTATCAGACGGTAGAATTTGACGTTTCATAAATTCTTGTTCTTCCACAGATAAAATATGACCCGCGATATATCCCGAATATAAACGATTTGTAAATACTCTGTAATCGTTCGATGAATTAAATATAATATGCATAAATGATATTAAGTCGTTTCCTGTTATCTTATTATGTGACCACCAATACAAATCTTCAAACACTTGTAAATTATTTTTAGAATCTAATGGGGTAGGTGAATCATTTGATATATATTGACTTATAGGATGTTGAGAATAATCCAGTTTTAATTTAAAATTATATTTTAATTGTAATCTATATAAATATATTGCTCCGCGCAAATAATCTCCAAATCCAGGGGTTAGATCAATAGATTGAACATTTTTTAAATACACTTGAATAATTGTACGAATTTGATGTCTGTTATTTATAGTATGCCGGGTCGCCGCTTTTTCCGCATTGCGAGATACTGGTAGCGCACGAGGAAGTGGTAGCGCGCGAAGAACTGGTATAGCACGAGAAACTGGTAGCGCGCGAAGAACTGGTATAGCACGAGAAACTGGTATAGCACGAGGTGGCACTATAATAGTGTGGCTTGCTAAGCCGAGAGGAGGATGGTTTGCTAGTCTAGGAGGCGGCAATGGTATAGTTTTCAAGACAGCCTTCGTTCTCGATTTAGATTCTAGACTAGTATTATTTGTTAATTTATCTTTTTCTAGTAGGTGTAAAACCATCTAAACTGAGAGAACAATTTATTTACATGATATGTATATGTATATGTTAATTTTATCAACTCTACCACATTATCTAGCAGTTTACCCTTTATTATTTGTAAGGCCACACTCTAAAAAAGATATATACAATTATAAAATTCTTATACTTATGTCAGTGAATTTGTCCGTTTTATACCATCTTTCTGGAGAATCTGTCTATATTGCGGTTCCAGATTATTATTTAGCATTTATTTGGTGTTTGTATGATTTATTCTTAAGTGCTCAGAATAAAAATAAATTCTATTTGATTTTATTTTTAAATCTGTTTATTTTTTATTTAAATCTTTCTGTGGATCAAATGAATTACGAGATAGACCATAGTGTTTGGCATCTTTTATCGGCGGCAAAGTGTGTTTGGGTGTCTAGGATGATCGCTATGGAGTCCAATTAAATGGCTCGAGCCTTAAATAGCCTGAAAACGATACTCTCCATTGTTTTCTTGTACCTCCTTGTTTTGTACATTCTATATGATGTCTTTCAGATATATCTATTTTCCAGTTCTGATTAATTTCCATTCCATCAAAGATACTATAGATGGCACTTCTATACCAATCATACATTAATTTATATTTATTTTCTCCATGTTTCTCTACAAATTTATTAATAAATTCTCGCCAGGTATTTGCCTCCAAGTATAAGGGTTCTAGGATCACTTTTACTTCGGAATTCATAAAATCAAAGGTTACCGGTTTCTTCGATGGGTCATCGAAATTATGATCTGCTTTCTCTCTGTAGATTCTATAAATCTCTGGATTACACATAACCGCATTAAATTTATCTTCATACCAGGTTTTCTGATGAAGTAGTAAATATCCCTTTAGAAAATTGGTCTTATAGGATCGACCCGACGTATCCTTCCAGCTGAATCCACTGTCGTCCAGTAAGGTTACTATCGTTCTATCTGGATGCTGGTTTCTTAGTAATGAAAAGGCTAGATCAATCATTTTGATTGTAGCTTGCCCACGAATTTCTTTTTCATTTAATTCACATCCTCCTTGGTCTGTTTTTAGCCAATAAAGAGATGTTTTTTTCATAAAGGACTAGGTTTACGCAAAAATTTTTACCACCCACGTTGATGTTTTTATCTGTTTTTATCTTGAATTTTCCATGGGCTGTTTGGCATATTGTGTTCATAGATTGGTTAGGGGTGGTTTGATTTAGATGGTTGATTTTAGACGATACTTGCGTTTTTTAAGTTTACCAAGTGTATCTTTTAACAATGATAGAGCCACCTCCTTAGTAGATTCTTTTATTATCTTACATAATTCACTGAATTCATCTTCTGTGAAAATAGCTTTATATGATTCTTGAAAGGCATTTGCGGTATCACTTAAAATCGCATAATAAAGACCCTTTGATTTCCAATGAACTCTATCTTCTGAATTCATTAGATGTCCCTTAACTTCTGCTTCCTTTAGTGGATTTTTTGAAAGAGGTACAATATTAAATATATTTGTTTGTGGCCAAGTCCTTGAAATAGTTTTACATTGACTTAGAAATTCTTCAAGCGGTGTATCATTTTTCATAGAATTACACGAACCACAGCAAGGTCTACAGTTTTCAATAGTATATTTACGAATTGTATTATCCATTCTATCAAGGCCAATTCCATGAGCATCCTGGTATCCACAGAGATAACAAGGTGAGCGTGTAAGCCAATCCCATTGTTCTTCTGTAATTTCAAAGGGTAATTCGCGTATTTCTTCAGATTCTCTTTTATAGGTTGTATAATTACGATTATTTTTTCTTGTGTAATATAAGGCCCACTTTGAATAAAATTCTTTAGTCGGTATAACTTCTTTTATTATGATCTTACATTTTTCTACAAAGAATCCTGGATGGTAGAAATGCTTCATTTTATTACATTTCCAGCAAGCAGGAACACAATTATCCATTATATATCCTAAATCATTATTCACTCTATCAATTCCATTCGCTTCTTCATTATTTATGTTTTTACAGTAATGACATGGGCTTGTAACGAGCGTCTGGAATTCTTCAAAATTCAACTGGAAATCACCATAACCTCTTTTTAATGAACTAACTATGTAATTTCTATAATGATTTTCAAGGTTTTTTAAATGTTCTTTCATATAATTTCTTTGTCTATCTTCGCGCTTTTTATCTTGAGCATTTTGTTTGGCTGCGCATTCTAGGCAATGTATAGAATCTTTATTGAATTTTGTTTTGAATGCCTCAAAATCTTTTGTACATTTTATACAAGATCTTATAAGAGTATTTTGTAGTTCTGTTTGCTTTATAAGGGTTTTACGTTTTCCATATCGTTCAGAACCTTTTTCTCTTTCTGTTTTTAAACAAGTCTCACATGATTTAGTTTCTCCTACTATCGTAAAACACCCACGAGCAATATCACAATACTTGATACCCTTCTCTTTTTCTTCAATATAATATTTATCCCTTTCGTGTTTTTTACAGAAATCTTCCTCTAGAACCTTGAATTTACAGGTTGTATGTTTACACGCTTCTGTTTTTTTAGTTAATTTCTTCTTACAATCATCACATGACCCCTTATTAGAAACCTCATTATTACATCCGCGAAAGAAGAAACGACACCAAGTCTTACCTTTAGAAACGCCTTCATCATATTCCTTATTTCGCATATGTCTTCCACAGTATAAATCAGAACCTGGTGGAAATTTACACTGTTCCCCCTTTCTTGGGCCTTCCTGAACAATGGCTTTACAGGCTTCCATGTATACTAAGATATATGAAATAGTATCGTTTCAAATTTACGATTGTCTACGGATTACGGAACCGGGGACATTGTCCACACTTTCGTATTTCGTTGATTGTATTGTATCTTTTGAGTTGCCTATGTTTTTGTGACACGTTTCGCAGTTGTCCACTGATTCTCTTAGTTGGAATATGCAAGTCCCCCCATGCCCGACATAATGCGGAGAACGTTGTAGTTCGTGGCATACACGCGGACCGTCGCGCTCGTGGCCGTGCCAACAGCGTTGTTGGAGACCGTGAGGAGGAGCGTCGTGTTATCAATGCGAGACAAGTTGCAGGTGCCGCTGGGCTGGTGCTGCTCGGGCTGGAGAGCGAAGGAGTAGACGTTGATGCCAGTGGCAGGGACGTTCGTGTGGTGCTGGAAGGGCTGAACCTCGTTGAAGTAGCGTCCCTCGCGAACCTGGAATCGGTCGTGGCCGTTGAGCTGGAGGAGAGCCGTAACCGTGGGGTTGTTGCCCGCGAGTCCCTCGACGCGTGTGACGGAGTATCCAGACTCGAGGATGGCGCGGTCCCACCAGTCGGAGTAGTTGAAGGGCTGCTGTCCCTTCCAGGGGCCAATGACGGCGTCGTCGCACGAGACGTATGAATCGCGCTGGACAACCCAGATGAGCTCCTTACAGGGGTGGTTGAAGTTGAGCTTGAGCTTGTTGGAGGAGGACGTGATTGACTCACCGCCCGTGAACTGGAGGGTCTCAATGAGGTACTCGTGGGAGACCTGGGCGAACTTGCGGCGCTCGTCCGTGTCGAGGTAGATGTAGTCGACATAGAGAGACGCAGCGACGAGGCCAGCAGAGCCAACACGCTCGCGGATGGTGTGGACGTTGGAGAGAGCAGGCGTCTGGTCGAAGCAGAGGTTGCGGAGGTCGTTGAACTCGAGGTTGATGCGAACCTCGTGGTACTGGAGCGCGATAAGGGGAAGCGCGAGGCCAGGGTTGCGGTTGAACCAGAACTGGAGGGGGATATAGAGGGTGTACTCGGGTGCGCACTTGAACGCCTCGTTGGAGGCGTTGGGCTCACCGCCAGCGCAGTCATCGTCGCAGTCCTCTCCGCCCTGGACGAGGAGGTTCACGAGCTGGGGCACATTGCCAACCATCTTGGCATAGCCGGCCTGCTTGCCAGGCTCCTGGGTGAGCTCATTCCAGATCTGGAGCCAGTCACCATAGTGCTTGTCAATGCGCTGTCCGCCGATCTCGAGCTCGACGTTCTTGACCAAGTTGTGACCGACCCAGTTGAGCCAGCGGAACTGGGCACCAGAGCCGTCAGTTGAGAGGAGCGTTACCTTGGGGAGCGTGGCCTGGAGGTAGATGCGGTGGATCAAGTCGCCGTTGCGCTGGATCGTGCACGTGACCTTGCGACCGAAGCCAGGAGAACCATTGAAGGGGTTCTCAATAGACTCCATCGCGAAGTTCGTGTGACGACGGTACACGACCTTGAAGAATGTAATCTGGGGGTTACCTGTTAGGTAAACATCTTGAGCACCATACGCTACAAGCTGCATAAGACCACCACCTGTCATTTGTTATACCTTGTCCAGAGAAAAAAAATCTGGACCGTGAATCTTTTTCTAAAATTCAATCTCTTTGTCCGGGAGCCCTTTTTCAACAATTTTACCCGCAAATTTTGTAAAGCACACTCTGGGGCTAAAGAACTAATGGACAACACCTTATTAGCCTAGTATGACAGATCCATTCTTTCAAATTCGCCCCTCAAAGAGGTCGAATCCTGAAGCTCGGACAACGCTCGACACAGTTCATACACATTATTTGACAAAAGTCAAAGATATTGGTGATCAGGTGACAAACTGGAAGGAAAAGCATTCAACTCTTATGAGTGAATTTCAGAAAGAAACCAGTGATATTGAAAGATATCGGATTGAACAAGAAATGAAGACTGTCAAAAACAAGATTGAAACTACAGATGAAAAGGGGGCGATATATGATTATTATTTACAGACCGGTGATCTTTTGTTCCAGTATTATGATATTCAAGACAGAATTAATCGTGGCGCAGATAATGTTATTTCTGTCGCCGATCGTGCTCGCCCCGGAAGTGTTTTCGAGGCCCTAGAAAATGCGTCAAAACAAGATTCCAGTGGATCCAAGATTTCTACTACAAGCCATTCTATTAAGGATAACAAGGGTGAAACTCTTCGTCGTGATGCATTACTAGATCAATATCTCCAAAGAATGGATCCTCTTTATAATCGCCCATCAACCCACGCTCTCAATGACACATCCTTTGTATGTGATGCTTGCGGAGAGGATATGAAGATATCAATCAATGACGCAACTGTATCATGTCCAGAATGTGGATTCCATAAACTCATTTTAATGGACTCTGATAAGCCTAGTTATAAGGATCCGCCACGCGAAGTATCATATTATGCTTATAAACGTATTAACCATTTTAATGAATGGCTCGCGCAATTTCAGGCGAAGGAGAGTACGGAAATTCCAGAAGAAGTATTTGAGAACATCCAGGGGCAAATTAAGAAAGAGCGTATTCAACCATCGTCATTGAATCGTAGTAAGATACGTGAGATTCTTAAGAAGCTCAAGTACAATTCTTATTATGAACATGTTCCTCATATATTAAGTCGCCTCAATGGGCATACGGCCCCCGTAATGGATCGTGAAACAGAGGAGAAACTGCGCTATTTATTCAAGGAAATACAGCCATCATTTCAGAAACATTGTCCCGCAGATCGATCGAATTTCTTGTCCTATTCCTATGTCTTGTATAAACTATGCGAACTCCTTGAACTCGATGATTTTCTTCATTGTTTTCCTTTACTAAAAAATCGCGACAAGTTATACGCCCAAGATAAGATATGGGAGAAGATCTGTAGAGATTTACACTGGGAGTTTATTCGATCAATATAAATTCAAAATATTTTCTTTATCTTATATAAATAGAGTATGTCCGATATTTTAGTAAAATATTTTGTTATTTTAATTCATATCTTTATTATCGCTTGTTCAATAATACCTATATTATTTAGCGATAATCTAGTTATTCTAGGAATTATGTGTTTTCTGGTTCTTGTCGTATTTATTCAAGTTGTTATTTACGACGGATGTATTCTATCAAAATACGAACGAATAACAAAGGATAAATATGAATTCGTTCCAAGTGAAGTTATTAAGACACTTCTTTGTTTAGGAGATAGCGTAGAAATGGCGGATTTACAGAAACTTCTGGTTGGAGGAACTTTAGCAGCATATCTAGCCAAAATAGGAATTATACTATTTGTTGAAGTCGTTTTTGAAATGCCCGTGCGTAAATTTTTATCTGTAGATCCGTATCTGAATAATCGCTTAATCCAGGTTAAACATTATCTTTAAGATATAGGCACTGGTAAAAGCTCCGATACCGTGAATCATTTCATTGCGATTTTTGGTATAAGGTGCCTCAGGATTACAGCGCGTATTAAACAAGGTATCAAAGACTTCTGGATTATAATTACAAAATGTCTTTTCGTGATGTTCCTTGTGTTGTTCATTGCCATACATACTATAATCCAAAATATGAATTGATATATATAAGAAACCGGCACCAATAATCATAGAGCTACTCAATATGTGAATATCAAGTAATTCTTGTATAATATATAATCCAAAGAAGCATAGGAAGTTCACTGTACTTTCTAAGACAAGTTCTAACCACCGTGGAAGTACAATTGATTTAGTGTGATGAATATACACATGTGGATTCAAAATATTGAATGGATAATCAGTTGAGACCGTATGGGCAAAGCGGTGACCCCAGTAACTCCAGAAAAGTAGGAAGACCGCTTGCAAGAAGGCCGATCCGAGACT